GGACACTAAGATTAAACGTACTGGCAGTGGTCGAGTACGAACCATGACAACGTGGCAATATCCTCAATATACCATTACAACAGAATTCGCAGTACTAAGCCCAGAAGAACATAAGCGTCTAATGGGCTTTTATGCATCCGTTAAGGGTGGTACTATTCCGTTCTTATGGTTAGATCCAGAGGACCATGAGGAGAAAGGCATAAGGCTTGGAAATGGTGCACAATCTGAATGGCAAGCAGTTCGCTTATATGGTGACTTTAGGGAACCAGTAGCACATATTGAAAACCTAAAATTATACGCTAATGGTACGCAAGTTAATGCCGTATCAGATAAAGGCGTTATAAGATTGGCTGCAGGTGTTAGGGTATCGCCTACTGCTATTATTACCGCTGATTACACTTACTATTGGAAAGTTATGTTCAGTGGTGATTATACGGACGAGGCAGTATTTAAAGACGTATTTAAGTCTAAATCGTTTAAATTGGTTACGGTGAGGTGATTATAAATGAAACAAGTTAGCGAGGCTTTAAGCGTTCATTTAAGCAACTCACAGACATTTGTATCTTGCGACTTGTACGAGTTAAGGCTTAAAAGTGGCATTTCTTACTACTGGGCCGATACTGACATTGATGTTAGTTATGGCGGAAACACATACAAGGGCGATGGGCCAATTATTGTGCGTGAAAAGATTTCTACAACCAGTACTGTTAGCGTGGATAAATTGAACGTTACAATAACCGCTAATCAGTCCGACCAAATTGGTGGTGTTCCTGTCCTAACTGTCGCCCATAATGGTGGCTTAGACGGTGCTACGTTAAATTTAAGACGTGCTTTCTTCGACGATAAAGGGAATGTAATCGAATGCATTGATCTATTCAAGGGTATTTGTGAGGTTAGTCAGGGCGGTGGCTTTGCATTAAAAATAAATGCAAAATCTGTAGTCCAAAGGCTTAATATTGAATATCCGAATAGACGATACTATCCGCAATGCCCTTATTCTGTATATTCAAAAGAATGTGGCGTTGATATTACTAAATATCGTAAGCGTGTTACTGTTACCGCCGTTATAGGTACTAACAATGTACAAGTCGATACTTCGTTTGAAAACGGCTTTTATACTGCCGGTGGTATGGAATGGATAAGCGGACCCCTATCAGGGCAAGCAACTCAAATTATGGATAGTGCTACTAACTCAATTATTTATATGAGTGCTACAAATACAACACCTAATGTAGGCGATGTGGCATATATCTATCCAGGTTGCGATAAAACACCTGCAACTTGCAAGGCTAAGTTCAATAATTTTAGTAGGAACAGGGCAACGCCTTATGTTCCGTTAAAGGAGACGATACGATGAAATTGACAACAGGTGAAATGATTGCCGATGCTGCAAAAAAGTGGATAGGCACACCGTATCAAAACAATACTATGGTTCATGGTGTTGGCGTCGATTGCTCCTATTTGTTAGTTGCTGCAGTAGTTGATAGTGGCCTAATGAAACGTAACGAGCTAGAAATAGAAAATTATTCTAACGAATGGCATTTACATCGTAGCGAAGAAAAGTACCTAAAGTACGTTCAAAAAGTAGCTGACGAAGTTCCTGTTGATGATATTCGTATCGGTGATTTCTTACTATACCAATATGGGCGTTGCATTTCTCACGGTGCCATCTACGTTGGCAATAATTTAGTCGTGCATGCGTTTGTTGATCTAGGCGTAATCTATTCATCTATTGACGATGTATTATTCTATGACGCAAAGGGCAAAAGTCGTTTACGTGCAGTTTACAGATTTAGGAAAGGGGGTAAATAATGGGTTTTCTATTTAGAGGACGGAATACGACCAATCGTGCTGATATGATTTCCGACTTCATGATAAATACCGCCTCTTATGGTGAAGTAGTTCCAGAAGTACTTGGCACTACAAGATTAAGTGGCAACATTATTTATTACGATGATTTTACCCCTCATGAGCACAAAACCACTACACGAACTGGCAAGGGTGGTGGCTCAAAGCATACTGAAATAACCTACACATATACAGTCGCATGTGCGATTGGCTTATGTGAGGGCCCTATTCAGGGTATAGGCAAAGTATGGCGAGATAAGGAAATATACGACTATCCGAATGAAAAGATTGAGCTTACTGCTTATAAAGGCGATTATGGACAGGCTCCATGGCCTTACGTAATCTCTAAGCATCCGGAAAAGGCGTTGCCTTACAGTGGCTTGGCATATATGGCCGGGGTAGTCGATTTAGGCGAACGAGGAAGTTTACCGCAATACAACTTTGAAATAAAAGGGAAATTGCTAGAAACTGGCGACGGTGTAGACGTTAACCCAGCCGATTATATTGTGTATGTGTTAAAGTCCATAGGCATTGACGATGTTAATATTGACGGTTTGGAACACTACAGGGAATATTGCAAGGCAGCTGACATTCTTATTAGTACACCGCCAGATAGTAAAAGCTCAAAGGCTCAAACTGTAATTAATGATATAGCTGAAATTACAAATAGTTTGGTCTTTTGGTCTACAGATAGGCTTAAAATCGTACCATTAGCCGATAAACCTATTGGCACATGGAGCCCATACAATCAAATTCAATATAACTTAAATGCTGATGATCTTATTCCGGCTAGCGATGGACAGTTAGTTGTGTATAAGAGAAAGGACAGCTCAGAAAGTTATAACCAAGCGACCGTTGAATTTATTAATCGTGCGAACGGTTATGAGAAAGAGACAGTCGCTTTTGAGATTGTAGCCGATGTGCAAAAGAATGGTTTAAAGCCAGCCTCCAAGAAGCCTGCACATTATCTGTATACTAAGGCGAGGGCTCAATACTACGCCGAGCAATTAGCCATGAAAAGGCTATATGCTAAAAATCAGTATACGTTCCGTTTAGATTGGGCGTTCTGTAGGTTAGAACCGGGCGACCTTGTTACTCTTACCGACGAATTATGTGGCCTAAATAAACAGATAGTCGTTATAACTTCTGTATCTGAGGCTGCAGACGGACAGTTAGAAATAACTGCAGAGGGTAAACCGCCCGGCACGTATGCTCCGGCTAAATACAACGTGCATGAGAACGAGCGACCTTTTATTGATTACAATCAAGCTGCACCAAGCGTAAATGATGTTGCTATATTTCAAACCGTTGGCGATGTAGGTGGCAATCAGATATTTGTAGGGGTTAATGCTCCGAGCGGTTGGGGTGGTTGCTCCGTTTGGGTATCCGATAATGGCGAAAACTATCGACGTATAGGATCTATCACGCAACAAGCTAGAATGGGCAAATTGAAATACGGCTTTGCTCAAAATGGCAATTTCTGTAACGTTGTACTCAATCAAGGCGTACTGAAAAGCGGAACCCATGTCGATGCTGAACGTGCCAATACCTTATGTTGGATAAATGGCGAGGCGTTGAGCTATGAAACTGTAGAAACTCATCCGGATAATTGGTATACGTTGCGAGGTTTAGTGCGTGGCCAATACGGAACTAATGCTATTAATCATGGTGCAAATGAAAGGTTTGTCAGAGTTGACGAGGCTTTATTCCATTATCCTTATCGAAAAGAGGATATTAACAAAACTGTATATCTCAAATTTACTTCGTTAAATGTATTTGGAAGTAACGAACAGGGGCTTGATGAAGTAAGGGAATATCAGTATAAGATAGTACCTTATTATATCCCAGAAGTGAATAATTTAACGTTATTTACTAAGTACTACAAGATAGGCAATGGGGTATTATCTTTTGATGTTGTGGCTCAGTTTGATACACCTCAAATTAATAGCTTTGATACAGTCGAGCTATGGTATCGTGAGGGCAATTCCGCTTGGAAGTATGGCGGTAATGGTAACGGCCAAATCTCTATTAGTGGTTGTGAACTTGGACATACTTACGAAGTAAAAGCTATTGTTAAGGACGTACATGGAAACACTTCGCAAGGTGTCACGAAGTCCATTACTGTGGCTATGAAAACGGAAGTTCCTAATGCTCCGCAAGGCTTTTCTATTACATTCAGTGATAAAGCCAATTTTAACTGGCTTGAAGTTCGTAACGCTGACATAGATTTCTATGAGTTGCGACTTGATACAAGGACAGGGCAGAACGATGGATTGATAGGTAAAAGCAACAATACTACTTATAGTGGTATGCTGCGTGAACGTACTGGCAAAGTTTACTTGTGCGCACATAACCCATAAAAAGGCTATGGGGCACCTGCCGAATTGACTTATAACGTGCCTGCTCCACCTAAACCTACTAACGTAAAAGTTAGTGGCAATCTAAATGGCGTAGGGGTTATATTCCAATCTATTCCAGCCGGTTGCAAGGGTGCTAATATCTACGTCGATAATACTGTATATTTCACATCGACTAATGTAATGAACATCCCTTTAGATGCAGGAATATATTCCGTTAAAGTGGCTTATGTCGATATCTTTGGTGAGGGGCCAAGAACTGACGCCATATCTGCCACTGTTAAAGCTAAAATAGACAGCAAACTACTTGATATGGAGGATTTAGGCATAGCCGATATGGATAAGGCCGTTAAGGCTTTAAAATCTGAGGTTGGCACAGTAAAAACCGATGTGAATGGTTTTAATAGTAAATTAATCGACCAAGCTAATGCGTTTCAACGTACTGTTAGTGATCTAAATAAAAGTACTACTTCGCAAATAACTCAAATATCTAAGGGGCTTGAATTAAAGGTATCGCAAGCCATCAATAGCCTAGACGGACGTGAAATTGTAAGCCGTATTAATCTTACGCCGGCCGGCACTAAGATTGATGGCAAGTTATTGCATGTTACTGGACAAACCGTATTTGACGATAATGTAATCGCTCGTAGAATGATACAGGCAAAGGCGATTTCTGCTGACAAAATCAGTGTTGATAACTTAGCAGCCATTTCTGCAAATATTGGTGATCTAAGAGGTGGCACAATCACCGGTACTGTTATTAAAAATGAATCTAATACGTTTAGCGTTGACGCTAACGGTAATATTAGGGGCGTAAACATTACTGGTTCAAGAATTGACGCCAATAGCGTATATGCTAATGGCGAACCACTAAAGAACACTAACTTTATGAGCTTACATAGAATTATAATTGATTTTTTCAAAAATGTCAAACAATCCAAGTTCCACTAAAGGTGTTAACAAAGGCAATTTATGATACTGATTGGGTAGTCGTAAAATAAAATCTTCGACACTTTCAAAGGGACGATTGTCAATGATCCAATACGCTAAATCTCTTGGGAGTCCCTTAATATTTTTCATTCCCAAGTAGATTTTTCGATCCTGGAACTTATCTCTGTAAGGGATGGTGTTGATGGATAATGGCGCGACTTTAAAATCAAAC